CAACCTTTGGGCCTGATAGCGTTACCTTGGTCGGATCTTGCGCACGCAGGGCGCGAATGCTGTTGTTGGTCCACGCATCAAGCACCGATGCTTCAGTGCCTGTACCCTGCACAGACGCGCCCAAAATTGCCCTGATCTGCCTGGGATCAGTAGGCCTACCTGCAGCGGTCCAATTCTTCCAAGTGTTCAACGCGTTAATAAGGTTGGACTCCACACTGGTTTGCGGTGACATTGCAGCCAGTAACGACGCAAACCTTGGCGCATCCTGCACGCCAAATACGTCGATCAGCGCTTGCGTGCTTGCCCGATACCAGCCCTGCTTGGGTGCGCCAGCCTTGGCTACGGCAGCTAGCTCACGCGACGAAGGAATGACCTGGAGCAGCCGATTCATTTCGGCTACGCCTTCAGGGTTTCGGATGATCTTGCTAACCTCTTGCGGCGTCATAAACTTAACCGCATCAGAAAAGTCAGGGTATGTCTGGCGAAAGCCTTCCAGCGTCTCTTTCTCTTGATCGGTCAGTTTCGCCTTTTGCGCCCTCATCAACTCCTTGCTGGTCTCGCCGCGGTAGACAGGCTCAAGCGGCTTCAGCGCTCCAGTCAAGTCGATCTTGCGGCCTTCGCGCTCAAGCTGCTTGGCAGTCTTTAGTGCGTCTGGCGTTGCACTGGCAGCAGCACTTGTTGCAGCCTTTCCTGCGCCCTTTTGTCCTAGTTGCCTGGCAACGGCTTTGCCAACCTCACCAGCAGCAGACATGCGGACGCCACCACCCATGGCCAACTCAAGCTGCATGGTGTCGGGATTATCAGATATGTGTACTCGGTTCACGGCACCACCTTTTTTGTAGGGGATGGGTTGGCTGAACTTCTCGCGGATTTCAGGCGTAATGTCAAAGCCTAGCTGGTTACCAACAGCACCATAACGCTCGGCTTCGCGCTCAAGCTGGCCAATCTTGTCGGTCAGGTAAAGGTAGCGAGAACTACCAGGGGTTGCGTTGGCAAGCTCTTCGCGGAGCTTGGCAGCAGGGTCTTCAAACTGGATATTGCGCAGGCTGTTCTTGCCAACAAGCTTGCGCACACGCTCGGGCACTATCTCGTCGTAGAACTTCTTCATGCCGGTGCCGCCAACCTCAAGGCCTTGGCCCTGTAGCGTGCGAACTGACGCACCCATGCCGCCAAATCGTCCCTGTTGCGGCTTCTGCTCAAGAATCTTTTGCGCGGCCTCTTTGCCGATGTAGTCAGGCAACTGCTTTGCCGGGTCATTGATTGATTCCTCAATAATCCGATGTCCACTCTTGTCATAGCCGATTAGCATTCCATTTCCAAGCTCATCAGGACCTGGAGCAATCCCGCCACTAGTGCGTATGAACTCAAGCTTATCAAGATACTTTGTTAGCTGGTAACGATCCGCGGATTGCTTACCGTTGATAAACGCCACACGGTCATAACCCTCATCGACGGCACGCTTGAGGATGTTCTTGAGCGACAGGTCAACCCAATCCTTGGTGTCTCGTACAAATGGGGCGGAAGGAATCGCAGATCTTTCTGCTGTCATTCGATCCGCTAACGCTAGCATTTCTTCGTAGACAGTTTTCAAACTGTCAAGAATCTCTAGCGTCGCAGGATCGGCGTCATCAGCAGTGCTAAGTTTTGATTCCAGTTTGTTTCGCTCGGCGTTTAGCTTGTCATATTGCGCAGCTAACGCTTGTTTATTTTCGCCTTTGGCAAACCCCTTCTTTCTTCCCTCTTGCGCCCAATCAGACTGTAGCTCTTCAATGAAGAGCACCTTCTTGCCTTCAGCGTCAGTCCGATCATTCATGCGGATATGAGATATGACGTTGGGTTGATCCCAGTGACTTGACTTAAATTTGACCGGCTCTTGCGCTGTCCCTGTTTTTGTACTCCACTGGCCCTGCATGCCACCAGCAATCCATTCTTCATAGGTTTGTTTTTTTGCTGGTTCCATCGGCAATGTCAGCAACATTTCTCGGTAGTTTTCGCCACCAGGAATAGTGTAATCGCCATATTTGGCTAAAGCTTGGGCTTCTTTAGATCCTGGCTTAAATCGTTGACGCATCTCTGATAAGCCATCAATTACGTCTGCCATTTCTTCTGCCGCATTTATATTTTGTTTTTCGGACAAAAAATCATACTGTCTTTCTGCAATTCGGAGAGCATAATCTATTTTATTGGGGTCTGACGGATCAAATCCTGATGGCAAATAATTGTCTGTAAATTTTTTAACTTCAACTGGTATAAAGTTTTCGCCTAACACAACCTGCTGCACCTCAGGCACGCTACCCTTAACCATTGCTTGAACTTCTTCACGCGTCACGTTTGGCATCTCAGCCAGGCGTTCAGCCAAACCAGATGACCGCAGGAACTCCTTGTTAACATTTTCACCGCGCTGAATTTCATTTAAGAACGCCTGACCTGGTCCCTGTTTGCGCTGGACATTAAGCGCTGCCTGCTCAACAGGATTGTAGAAACCAAGCGGCGAGACGGGCGCTTGCATCTTAGGAGCCGCCTGTAATGGTGCAGCTAGGCTAAATGCTCCCGCTAGCGGGCCTTCACCAAACATGGCCTGGTCGATAGGTCGCAGCATCTCCCTGCCCGCCACCTTGCCTGCATCCAGTGCGGTTGCTCCGATTGCTTTTGCGGCACCGACAACAGGCTTGGCAAATGGCATATAACCTAGGCTAGCCTCAAGATTAGCCAGGCCAAACTTTAAGGGGTCGCGCTCCTCGGTTGCCTCAGACATCTCGCGATAGATGCGCTCTGGATCAGGCACCAGCATCTCAATGGCACCCTTCACGTTGCTCGCAACGCTTTGCGCTCTGGGCTTGGGCATGCCAAGAGCCTCAAGACCTGAGCGAGCTAGGCGGTCAAGCGTAGTCGGCGTCTGTGATAATGGCAGCGCTGACATCTCGGCTGGCGGTGGCTCTACGCGCCTGAGCAAGTCTTGTGGCGTTGTGCCCATTACACTTTTGTAACGCTTGGCCTCTTCAGCTTCCCTGCGCATGCGTTCTTGACGCATGGCTTGTGCTGCCATGGGATTGAAGTTAAACATTTGCTCTGCAGGGTCGCCGCCGTCTTGCATGCGGACTGCACCGCCAGCGGCATATTCAAAATCCTCTGCGCGTCCATAGACCGGCTTCTTGCCCAGCACGAGCGGGCCGATCTGGATCAAGCCCTCCTCAGTGCCGATGATGGGCTGCATGGTCTTGCGGTCATAGAAGTGGCCGCGGCGCTCGGGATCGTAGCCGATCTGCGCATACTCTTTGCGACGAAGCGCGTCAAGCGCCATTTTTACGGCATCTTCATCAGAAACTGGCTTGTAAGCGCCTCGCATGGTTGCAAACGATGACTTATCGCCCTCACCTGCTGCATATTTTTTAGCTGCGCCTGTGCCTGGCAGCATCTTGGTCTCGCCCTCGAGCACCATCGTTGGCGTGTAAATGGTACGAGGCGCACCCTCGGGCGGCTTGTGCCTATGCTGCGACGTTACCCATGCGCCCTTGCCCGAATAGGCAGGGATATCTAGCCGGCTAAGAATTGTCTCGCCTGGCGTGAGCAAGTCCGTGCGGCCAAAGGTTTTTACTTGATCAGGCTTTAAAGCTGCCAACGCCTCTTCAGCGGTGACCGGGCTAGGAACGAAACTATAGGGCGAGACGGGCTTTAAAGCGTCTACAAGCTTGTAATACTCCTCAACTGATATCTCACCACGCTGCACTGCTTTCATCGCTTCTGTGAGGTTTGGCACGCGTTTGGTTACGTCCTTGTGCCCCATGCTCAAGCGGCTTACAGGCGGCGCGGCGCTGTACAGTAGGTCAAGCAGTTTCTTAGGGTTTGGCATTATTGGCTCCCATTTGCGCGGGATAATACATCACACAGAATACGGATTATCTCGTTTAATACCGGCGTCCACATAATCCTCAGGATCGTAATCGTCCGGCGGTGGCGGATCAATACTCAGCCAGCCGGCGTCTCTCAGATACCGCAGGGACATTGACATAACATCCGCGAAATCGTCATGTGTTGTGTTGGGAAAGCTGCAAACCTGACTTACCATGCCTTCTGCCCAATCCCTTACGTAGCCTGGCCTGTTAGTCGATTCAGGCACCCAGACCCTTCCGGCCTTGATAATGTTAGCAACAACGCTCAGGCGCTGGATCTTGTCAGCCTTGCCTGGATTATAGGACCGCACCGGAATGTGCGCACGCTGCAGATCTTGGATCAAGACGATGCCCGCCGCTTTATCTTCCACGAGCACCAAGTCCACGCGCTTGGCCTCCTTGCCCTCGCCAAACACAATCTCAAACTCATCGATCACTTTGGGTTTGAGGTCAGGGTACTGCAGCCGGTCCTGCCAGGCGTCGATGATCAGCACGCACATGCCACCGTCCTGGGGCTTGAATACGCCAAACGTAATAGCCGCGGTGGGGTCGTTGACGGTTTTCTCTGTAAAGGCGCAGTCGTAGCTTTGGAGAACGTACTCCAACTTAGGCAGTGGCTTGTCCGCGGGCCACAACTTGAACCACTCGCGGCGGACGATGCCGCTCTCTTCAGCATCGATGATCTCAGCGTGGATCTCTTGGCGTCCTAAGTTAGTGCCTTCGTAACTTAGGATCTGCCGCTTGAAGTTCTCACTTAAGTTTTCTAGGTTGCTATATGTGCTAGCAGTAGTGAGCACAACATCATCACCTTCCCTGCCCATTAGATCAAGGATCAAGTCTTTGGGTCTTGGAGTCGTCGTGCAGATCAGCCTGGTCTTCATATTAGGCAGCTTCAGGCGCATGCCAAATTGAATTTGGTCCCAAGCTTCTTGGATGTACTCCCACGCCGCAAGTTCATCTAGCCATCCAAATCCGAATTGTGGTCCGCGGAATCGCTCGGGTTCGCTTGCAGGAATGCCCTTCAGAAGGCTTCCATTGGTCAATCTAAGCTCGTGCAAGGCCTTATTGTAGTCTGCTACCAAGATCGGCGGAATAACGCTCAAAAGGCCGCTATCGCCCTCAAAACAGGTTCCCCTAACATCTGCGCTTGTCGGTGCTGCTACTAGCCCCCTGCTTTTAGGATAGGTCCATGCCCACCAGGCGACCTGCTCTGCTGCCGTTCTCGTGTTGTGCGTTGGGATCATTGACTCCCCAGCCAGATACAGCCTTGAGGGGCTATCAACCGTGATACAGCGCATGGGCTTAGGATCAATTCGCTCAATGGACACAATCATGCGATGACCATGCTTGAACGCTTGTCCGACAGGCTCGCCCATGCGCCGAGCTTTTCGATCCATCCTGAATGGGTTAAAGCGGTTCCATCTCCAAGTGACGCGGTACTTCTCTCCGCAGTCCCGACCCCTAAGAAAAGCCCTAGACTCTTTCATTACAGGCTTTTCACCAAGGGACACGGCCAGTTCGTACACGGCTTCAGCCAGCTTGCGGTTAGTGTTGCAGAACTCGGCTAACTTTAAGCCTTGATAACCGTCGGTGTCCATTAGCCCTTGTAGCAAACTTAACCTTTGCGTGACAGAGGATCGCAGATACATTTGCGGCACATGTTTGTCGCCATACACACCAAGATCACGAAGTTGCTTTGACAACCCAAAAATTCTGACCTTCCAAGTGTTTTTCTGGCCGTGAATCCTTTCCGTCCTGTATCCAAGATTATTGGCGTGCATCTCAATTAAGCCAATATCATCAATGTGCCCCCAAATAACCTGCTCTTTTGACGATCCGTCCCCGAGCCACGATCCCAGTAAATAAGGATCAATTGGAAGGTCAGTCTCCGGCAAAATCAACGGCTGCGTGGTCGGAATGCAATGGTTCAGATCGCGTCTTGTGCCATGTGTCAGGGTCTGCAAAATCTCAGCAGTGGTCAGTGTCTGTGACCCAACAGAGCCGACAATATTGGCATGACAGTCAACCAGCGGATGGCGAAAAGTTGCCCAATCTTGTGGCACCCGCTTGATACCATGCCGCGTCATCTGTTTACGCGTTCTGTGAGACAGCGTGGTCCAAAGATGCTCACCATCAGCGTCAATATTAGACCCATCTTTAAAAGTAACTCGATAGGCTGTTTCGGGCATGGTGATGGGGTGAGCTTGTAACACCGTGCAAACCTGGCCGCGCTCATCAAAAACAGCGTCTCCGTCTTTCAGATCGCCGTTACGCACCCACCCGCTTGGCGTTGGGATAGGTGTATCAACGCAAAGCTGCTTGCCGGCACCGCGGCCAGCTAGCATCAGCCAGATTGACCAGTCATCGCCCGGCGGCAGGATCTGGTGGTCGAGCGCCTTGGTCAACCACAGCATCCTCCAGCCCCAAGCAGCAGCCTGGTCTGCAGGTAGGCGCGTGTACTCTGCTCGGACTTGCGGGTCCTTGAGCAGCGCTTCGAGGTCACTGGTCCCCAAGTTGCCTCTTGGCTTCTAAGTTCTTCAGCATGGCGTCGAAGATGGATACGTCAGCCTTGACCTGCAGCGGGTTCTCGGCATCGCCTGCCATGGTCACGCGGTCACCGTAGCGCTTCGGGTTCCATTTGGCCAACAACTTGAGCTTGATCTCTGCCCGTGCCTTGATCAGTTGCACATAGCCGGGATCAATC